TTCCAAGCCATTACTTACACGCTGGCCAATAGCAACATAGACGACTCAGATCGAGACGCGCTTCTAAACGTGTTTATCGGTTTACCGTTAGACATAAATAATCTTCCGCCGAACATCTTGCTAGGACGCTTTCAGGGCTTCGTCGAAGGCTGGAGATTCTCGGCTGGAGTAAACAGACTCGACCTAACTCTTACTCTCAGTCCTACGGCTTTCAGCTTGCAGTCGATGAAGTGGGAGAACGTGAGTGTCGCCGAGAGCTGGAATACTTTATCTTCTACACTTATCTGGAACAACGCGACAGTAGTCGCATAAAGGAGCAAAAATGGCAACTAGTCCACTCTTCGGCTGGCAAGAACCCGACGACACGAGTCTCGTAAAAGACGGCGCAGCTGCGATTCGTACTCTTGGGAACGCCATAGACACGTCTATGGGCGATCTTCTGGGCGGTACTACTGGCCAGATACTTTCCAAGAACTCTAATACGAACATGGACTTTACGTGGGTCGCGCCTACTACTGGCGACATAACAGGAGTAACGGCTGGAACGGGTATCTCTGGCGGTGGAACTAGCGGCGACGTAACGATTACGAATTCGATGGCTACGGCGATTACTACAGCGGGCGACTTAATTAAAGGAACTGGATCAGGAACTTTCAATCGCTTAGGTATCGGAAGCACTGGTCAAGTCTTAACAGTGACAAGCGGCGCGCCAGCATGGGAGACACTTCCAACAATTCCAACTATTAAAACAGTCCGTAAGTCAGCGGATCAGTCAGTTACGAGTAGCACTACTTTAGTAAACGACACACACTTAAAATTCGCTGTTGCAGCTAATGAGACTTACATCTTCCAATTATGGCTGTTCACTTATGCGGCCGATGGAACTCCAGACATTAAAGTAACGTGCGCTGGCCCGTCTGGATCGACTGTTCTCTGGTCTTCTAGTCAGGTGATCTTCAACGCGGCGGCTGCTACGACTTTAACTTCTGTTAATACATCGGGCGTTAGTGCGGATCTATTCGTAGACGCTAATAACAGAGCGATACAGCTTTACGGAACGATCGCTAATGGTGCTACAGCTGGAGACTTACAGTTCCAATGGGCGCAGAATACGAGCAGCGCAAACTCGACAACTATTAAAGCTGGATCTTCTATCTTCGGAATAAAGGTGTGAACATGAGTAAAGTAATCACGACTAAAGAGATCAACATCGACCAATTAGGTCACGAGTGTAAAGTAGATCTAAACATCGTCTCGGAGACAGATGGTACATTCGTCATCGAATCAAGTGTCGGTCAAAAGACTTTAGAATCATTCATAGACGCTCATGTCGCCGATTCTTCTTGGGTTAATCCGAGTCCAGTTAGAGAAGTAACTATCGCGGAGAAGTTAGCTTCTGTCGGACTTTCGGTCGAAGAGTTAAAGTCGGCTTTAGGACTATGACTTACCCAATCGGTACAGCTGCGGCAGTAGTAGAAGTAGCACTTAAAGAAGTCGGCACTGTAGAAGAAGGCGATAACCTAACCAAGTACGGTAAATTTACAAAAGCCGATGGCCTACCTTGGTGCGGATCTTTCGTTAATTGGTGCTTCCATGAAGCGGGCGTAAAGCTTCCGTCGATGGTGTCTACAGCTGCGGGCGCGCATAAGCTTAAAGAAGTAAGCCGCTGGACAGATTCGGAGCCGAAGATCGGCGATCTTGCATTCATGGATTTTCCGCATGATGGAATCGACCGTATTAGCCACATCGGAATAGTCGTAGGAGTTAAGCCGAAGACAGTTATCACGATCGAAGGTAACACTTCGGGAACTGGCGACCAACGTAACGGCGGAATGGTAATGATTAAAGAACGCGCATTCGGGAGCGGTAAAGAAGTCGTAGGCTTCGGACGTCCTAAGTTCGTGGCTTATGCTGGCGATTATCCAGTCGTCGAAATACCTACTCAGTCGGCAGCGAAGCCGAAGATTACGGAGAAGAAAGATGGAAAACTTAAAACCATTACTCGCAAGCTGGGCGCGTAGCTTCTTAGCTGCGTCTATAGCTGTTTACATGGCTGGAGTTACAGAACCGAAGGCGATCGGCATGGCGGGCCTTGCCGCCGTTCTGCCTGTAATCCTACGCTGGCTTAATCCTAAAGACACAGCTTTCGGGTTATCGGGGAAGTGACTCGGAAACTACTCGCGGGAAGTCTGGCCTTAGTCCTTTCGGCTGGGCTTTCCGCTTGTAGTTATCAGGGTTGGATTCGTTATGAATGCCAAGAATACGAAAACTGGGAGAAGCCAGAATGCAAGCCGCCACAATGCGTCCCTACTGGAACGTGTACTAAAGACGTCCTTGGAGACGTATCACATGAGACACACCCGTCGCCGTAGTCCAGAAGAAGTCCACGCGCAGCTCATTCTTATAATCGGCGCGACTCTAGCGTTCGTCTTCTTGATCGTAACGCTGGGCATCACTTACGCGCTTATCTTCGTTACTCAGCCGATAGGTAATCAAGCTCCGAACGACGCCGCATTTATAGATCTACTAAAGACACTTTCGATCTTCTTAACTGGATCTCTTGGTGGAGTTCTGGCGGGTAATGGATTAAAGTCCAAGCCAAAACCGCCAGTCGACACGCCGACAGCCACGCGGGAATCTTGACCTAATCGCGTTAGTGCTTCACTCTTTACGTAGGGAGCGCGAACGTCGCTCCCAGTATCGGGAGCAAGCAAATGAACGAACTATCTATAGTGGTCTTTATGGCCGTCGCTGGAATCTTATGGTCAGCGATCAGCTACTCAGTCGGCTATCGTGAAGGTGAACGTCGCGGCTATCTTCGTGCGCGTTCAATAGCGCGTCACGCAGCTAAGGAAGTGAAGTAATGAGCTTCCTAGATAACTACGAGGACGTCGCCGCCAGAATCGCGCGTCTATGGGTCACACACCCTACAGCTAGAGTTCAGACGAACATCGTGGACTTTAACGCAGAAAAGGGCTTCGTTCTTATTCAAGCCCAGATCTTCCGCGAGTACGAGGACGTCAATCCATCAGCTACAGATTACGCATTCGGTAACGTGGCCACGTATAACGTCAACATGAAGAAGTTCTTCGTAGAAGATACGGTCACGAGTGCAATAGGTCGCGCTATCGGACTTCTACTTGGAGCAGATAAACGTCCAACTCGTCAAGACATGGAGAAGGTCGAGAATTTATCTACCAAGGTCGCTAATTCAACAGCCGACGATTACGATCCTTGGACTGTTAAATTCGGAGACGTGCCAAGCTTTAAGACAGCGGCAGAAGCAGAACAGAGCGGCATTCCTAGCCTTGGATCGTCGATGGACGAGATCGCTAAGCAACTGGGCGGAGAGCTAGTCCAAGAAGCTCCACAGTGCAGCCATGGGCATCGTGTTTGGAAGCAAGCCCACGAAGGCGCGCCTAAGAACTGGGGCGGCTACTTCTGCACAGAACGCACTAAAGCCACACAGTGCGCGCCATCTTGGTACGTACTAGCCAGCGATGGCAAGTGGAAGCCACAGGTGTAACTATGAGTAAATACATGGAGATTATTAACCCGCAGACCATGATCGGACGACTTTACGAGAATGGCGAAGTAATAGCCGAATACAAGATCGAACAGTGCGACAGCTGTAAGAAGCTCGTAAAGTTCGACAAGTTCGGCTATACCAAGGGCCAAGGACGCGAGAAGTTAATCTGGTTATGCGGGTTGTGTAGATGAGAGTAAAGCCTACGATCGAGGATAAAGTCCTAGCGCACACTGTAGCTCTAGAACGTATCGCTCAGATCCAAGGACAGCCAGACCACGAAAGCCGATACGACAGACATCTGGGATTCCATGATTACGTCGCTCAGGTAGCCGAGTCAATTGTGGCCGAGATACTAGTAGCCAGATTCTTAGGATTCGTCGACTTCGATCCACGAGCTTCGCAATTCAAGAAGACGGCCGACGTCGGAAGCTTTATAGAAGTAAAGTGGACACGTTACGAGACTGGTCAGCTCATAATCTACGAAGGTGATCGCAATACGGACGTGGCTATTCTTGTCGTGGGAACTAGCCCTAATTACAGGTTAGCGGGCTGGATACCTGTAGCCATGGCCAAGAGGCCGAAGTATAAGAACGCTAGGCAGCCGACTTACTGGGTAGATCAAAAGAATCTACAGCCTATCGAAAACTTGAAAGGATCTAACTATGGACAAGCTTCGCTATAAGTGCCGAGTCTGCAAGAAAGAGACAGAGCAGCTTATTCGTGTAATTACAGATAATCTTCCAGAGAACGTTAAGACGATCCAGTGTTGCGTCTGCTCGACGATGACGGTGGCACTAATTGGAGAAGCTAATGGCGACCTATGAGTATCGCTGCGAAGTGTGTAGTAAGCAGCTAGAAGTCCAGAGATCCATAGAGGACAAGCTAGAGAGAAGTCCTTACTGTCCTAATTGCACTGTACCTATGAAGCGGGTTTACTCGCTTGGAGGCGTGGTATTCAAGGGTAATGGCTGGGGCGGTAAACCATGAAGTTATCCACAGGCTTTATCCACAGTGTTAGTAAACCTGTGGGACTCGCCCAAGATTACGCTCGCTACTTGACAGCCTTGGTACGCTGTTATCGCTTGAAGCGAGCCGTAGTGCGGTGTAGCTCGCAAGGGCGAATACAGCTAATGGGTGCGGTCTATGTCCTTACGGCCATCACTTCAATAACAAGCATTCCAGAAGCAACAGCAACTAGTTATTCAATAGATCATCTTAAACTTTATGCACATTCAAGGATTCTCGATTATAAAGAGTTTCAGTGTTTCAATAAGATCATCACTAAAGAATCTCGCTGGAACTATTTAGCGAAGAACGGTTCGCACTTCGGACTTGGCCAGATGAGATCACAGCATTACAGAGATCTAGATCCTTATCGCCAAATAGACGCTACGCTTAAATACGTGAAGACACGTTACTCGACAAGCTGCAAGGCGTGGGCATTCCATCAAAAGAGGAACTTCTACTAATGACATTACACTCACAGCGTAAAAGCAACTCCACACAATGGAAGAAGCTTAGACTTCGGATCTTGAATCGTGATGGCTGGACGTGCTTTTGGTGCGGTCAAGAAGCAACGACGTGCGACCACGTAATCCCAGTAGCTAGAGGCGGAAGCGATGATCCAGATAACCTAGTCGCAGCTTGCAAAAGGTGTAACTTCTCACGTCAAGACAGACTGCCAGAAGAGATGGATCTAGTGAAGAAGAAGGTAGGCGGTGTTTTTTTTACTGGCGATTCCAC